GAACAGGCCGCACCAGAAGAAACAACAAGCGAAACCCTGTTGGATGCAAGCTCCCCAGAACTAAGTGAAGGTGAGTATTTTTTATCCGATGGTATCAAGGGTACAGGTGAGACACCCGAATGGTACAAAGGCGACAAGTATAAGTCTGTCGCTGAACAAGCCAAAGCCTATACTGAACTAGAGAAGAAGTTCGGTGGTTTTACTGGCGCACCAAAAGATGGCTATGCTGGCCCAGAAGGAATTGAGTCTGACGATGCCCTACTGCAAGAGCTAACTGAGTTTGCTGAGAAGACAGGTATGAGCCAAGAAGCCTTTGGTGATGCGTGGGAATTGCTGTCAGCACAGGGTGAAGCAGTAGAACAAGTTACCCAAGAGCAAGAGATTGCACGACTAGGTGACAATGCCGGAGAGCGTATCAAGAATGTTGAAGGCTATCTGAAGAACAACTTAGATGCCGCTGACTACGATGTGGTTCGTGATCTTGTAACTGATGCCAAGTCTATTGAGCTGGTAGAGTATTTGGTTCGTGCTACTGCACCTACTAAGCTGCCTATTGATGGTGGACAGCACCCCACTGGCATGACCTGGGGTGATATTGAAGACCAAATGTTCAAGAAGAACGAGAATGGACAACTCCTCCGTAGCATTGATGCTAACCATGAAGCCAAAATCCAGAAGATGATGCAGGAATTTGGTGGCGACAAGGCTCATACCCGTACCTTCGGCGGTTGAGTTTATGGGGTGAAAGGTGTATAATCGGCACACTGGACACCCCTTTCTATTTAAGGCCCGGTAAATTTAGGTTGAATGCTGACCAATTTACTGGGTACTCAGCTAAAACCTTGAAAAACTTTTATATTATTTATTACTCTTTTTCGAGGAAATCATTATGAGTAAAGTATTATCATCCGTAGCGGTAACGGAGTTTGACAGTCTTGTTAAGCACGCATACCAAAACGCTGGCCTTTTGAAAGGCGCTGTAACTGTACGAAACAACGTAGTAGGTGACACCTACAAATTCCGTAACATGGGTAAGGGTCTAGCTAACCAGAAGTCTACTTCTGATCTAGTAACTCCTATGGACATCTCTCACGGCTTCGCAACTGCAACTCTGCAAAACTGGAATGCTCCAGAATACACAGATATGTTTGATGCTCAGACTGTAAACTTTGACGAGAAGCAGGAACTTGCAAGCACTATCGCACAGTCTCTTGGTCGTCGTTGTGACCAGCTTGTTATTGATGCAATGGACGCAGAAACTACTTATGCTGACACTGTTGGTAAAGACACTGGCGGAACTGCTTCTAACCTGAACATTGAAAAGATTGTTGCTGCTCAAGTTGCACTTCGTTCTAAAGGTGTTCCTAACTCTAACCTGTATGCTGCTATTGAAGCAAAAGGTTTGGGTGGTATGCTTAACGAAGAGAAGATCAGCTCTGTTGATTACAACAATGTTAAAGCTCTGGTCAACGGTGACGTTGATACTTTCGGTGGCTTTAAGTTTGTAATTATTGAAGATCGTGCTGAAGGTGGTCTGACTGAAGCAGCTAACATCGTTGATTCATACTTCTTCTCTCAGGACGCTGTTGGTCTTGCAATCGGTATCGACATCAAGACTGACGTTGATTGGATTGCTGATCGTACTTCTTGGTTGTGTAACGGTATGCTGAAAGCTGGCGCTGTATCTCGTGACGGTCTTGGTATCGTTAAAGTTCAATACCTCAAAACTGCATAAGGAATATTATCATGGCTTTTTCAAGAGACGGCTTATGCCGAATTGGTGGTTCTGGTGTTGGTGGAGCTACTTGGCAGTATTCTACTGCTGATGCTACTTCTGCTGTTGTAGCAGACACTAACTACTTTGCTTCTGCTAAGGACGAGCTAGATGCTGGCGATGTACTTATCATTGTTGGTACTACTGGTGGAACTCCTACTGGACGTATTTCATACGTTGAGTCAAATGACGGTACTACTGTTGTTTGTGGCGCTGGTGTAGTAATCACTGCGTAAAACTGAATGGGGGTTTCGGCCCCCTTTCTTTCAAGACTAAAGGTTCCCTATGGCAAACAGTAAGCTATCGTTAATTAACAATGCACTTATTCTGATTGGCGATGTGCCACTGACATCCCTGACTAGCGGTACTCGCGCTCAGGTTGTAGCCACAAGCCTGTATGACAATATCGTTGAGAACGAACTTAGCAAGCATCGCTGGGGCTTTGCCCGTAGCATTGCAGAGCTTAGTAAAGATGTAGCTGCTCCGGTAGGTAATGAGTGGCAAACTTCATACACACTCCCTGCTGATACGCTGACATTAATTAAAATTGATCCAAGCGTTCCATACCAAATTATAAACAGTAATGTTTACTGCAACTACAGCGGTACACTTTTCTGTGATTACATCCGTAAGCCATCCGAGTCTGCATGGCCCGCATACTTTGCCAAGATGATTGAGTATGCCTTGGCTATGGACTTTGCTCCATCCATTCGTGACAGTGCTTCTTCTATGCAAATACTGGCCCAGCAATACTTGAATGCTAGTCGCATGGCTCGTTACACTGATTCACAGCAACATCCCCAAACAGCAATCCAGGATCGCCCATTTATTAACGTGAGGTACTAATGCCTAAGTCACAATTTCAGCAAACCAGCTTTGCCAGTGGTGAGTTGTCACCATTACTTAAAGGCCGTACCGATCTTGATCAATACTATCAGGGCGCACAGCAAGCCGAGGGCGTTGTTATCGTTCCTCAGGGTGGCGTTAAGCGTAGACCTGGATTAGAGCATATCGCTGAGGTATTGAACCCTCTAGTTCGTCAGACTGCTGTAACTCCAACCATGCGCACTGGTGGTAGCATGACTGCGCAAGCCGCTATAAATGACGGCAATCCTTTGACTGGAGTATCGACTGACTATAGTGTTGCCGATAGCCCTTTTGTTGTTGCTCAATATGACTTTGCTTCCTATGTGCCTCAATTTATTTCTGTTGAGAACGCATTTTTAACAAAGCAAAATACCACAGCAGATGTAAGTAAAACACTGACATTGCAGTATTCAGCTAATGGATCAGCATGGAGTGATTGGAAAACCTTTTCAATTTCAAGTGACGCTGGGATTGGTGGTGTTAGTAAGCGTTATGACGTTACATCACTGTCTGATGCCAACAATCGTTACTGGCGAATTACCACAAATCTAGGTAATACAGCACTCTACAAGATTAACATTGGCGAGTTTAATGGTCATGCAGCAGTTGCACCTAACGTAGCGCCAAAGGTATTTGAGTGGCAGTACGCCCCAGACCACAGCTTTGTTTGTGTTTTAACGCAATACAACCTGCGTATTTATCGTGCTCCGCATTTAGGCTCTACTAGCACCGTATATGTTGCAGACATCCCAATGCCTTACACTGGTGCTTATGGAACACCTGCCGGTTCTCAGATAGGTATCGTAAGAGTTGCGCAGACAGAAAACGTAATGCTTCTGTTTCAAGAGGACAACTATCCTTACAAGATTGTGTTCGATGGTACTGATGACGTTAATGCTTTTAAAAGCAACATCCAGACTTTTATTAATATCCCTCAGTATGACTACAATGATGCGTCTAGCCCTCCAGCAGTATCTGCTGTTCAAGTAGCAACTTTTAGTGGTTTTGATGACGGTCAGCAATATCAGGTCAGCGTTGATGGTGTACTAAGTAAAGACATTACTTATGCTGGTGATGGCGATGCTGATGAGCAAGCTGCAACAGCGGCTAACCTTGAAAGTGCTTTGCAGGATATGCCTGTATTTGGGTTTACTGGAGTTAGTGTAGAAAGAACTGGTACTCACGAGTATACAATTACTATGTCTGGAGAGTCTGCTAATAGCTATGGATTGTTTTCAGGTTTTCCAACTAGCGGTGGAACAAGCGACACTATTGGATTTGCGCTAACCACTACAGGAACTCCAAGAACAGAAGATGTATGGAGTGCAACTAGAGGCTTTCCAAAGATAGGCGTATTTAACGAGGGTCGCCTGTGGTTTGGTGGAACCAAGTCT